TGTCTTAATATTATTCAACCTACTCATCACTTTGGATTGAGCACCTGAAGGTTTCATTGTAGATAAGAATCCAGCAGAGACACCTAACATAGCAGAGGAACCTTTCTTATACACAAGGTCTACTGCTACATTCAAATCATCAACTGGAATCACAATCTCTGGACCAGCCTCACCAATGAGTGCTTTAGTTGGTCTAGAAACTAAGGCACCAGCAGATAACTTCTCCTCTGGTTCTTTCGCTGGAAAGTTTGGATTTTCTTTAACAAATGAAACTGCTCTATCTAATTCTGACTGGTCTACTGGGTTCCGTCCTGTTGCCCTATCCTCTATAGAAGGAGCAAAGAACCTCTCTCTAATATCTGGAAGAATTGTTGGTGTTAAACCTGATGATTCTGCTGCAGTAGATACACTCTCTATTACTTCTGACTTACTTCTAAGGTATTGAAAATAACCTAGTTCTGTTTCCTGAAAAGCATTAAAAGATCTCCCGAATGATTCGGTCACTGCTACCAGCTTACTGGTGTCAATTTTAATCTCTTCTGCCATTAGCGATTACGTTGTTCGTCATGTATACGCTCTCTTTCTTTTTGGAGATGAGCAGCGAGTAAGTTAACATAGACATCCCGTTCCCACGGGATCATATTTTCAATGTCAGTCAAGCTATATTTATGGTGTTGCACAAGAGAGAAATTTGTTTGATAGAACGTCATTAGCCCCTCGTGAAACAGGGCTACCCGAAAAAATCAGCAAGACCCTCAATAGTGAACTCACTCTCGACTTGAGTTTTAGGATTCTTCACCGAAAATGTATGGCGAAGTGAAGGCATGGTGTTGAAAAATTCCTGCACCTTACCAAACTGAGCATTGGTTAAACTCTCAACCCACTCTCGAGCTTCATCGAAAGTAAACTCACCAGAATCCTCTTTGTCTACATATACTCTCTTAATACATTGAGCAACCAAATCATATGGATCTACATCTTCTTTAGCAAACGTTACTGCAGAAAAATAATTTAGGTTTGGATATTTCATCTCTAACGTAATGTCGCTACCAAGATCAATAATATTCTTATGACCTTTAGGATAGTCTATACCAACATCATCTACTAGTATCTTAACAAGAACCTCAGTCTCATTATCATCGGGACAGGTAACTTTCAATTCAAGTTGCTCACTAATAGATCTAGCACGAATTTGAAGGAAGATGTACTCTATATCAAATAGAGCTAACTCATCAACATTTACATTCCTTGTATTAATACAGCTATCTAATACTCCTTTAATTGCATCATAGATCATTTCCTGATCATTCGTCTCTAATGCAATGATTAAGGCTTTTTGTTCTTTAACGAGGAACGGACGATATTTGATTTTTTTCTTTGTAGATGGCACCACCAACGTATACGTCGGCGTAACGATTTCAGGTAAAGGCATAATTTATCGAAAATAATTTAAGCGAAGGATCGGTTTGCAGTCAAGTCATTTGCTCCCAACCCTAAATTTGGTTGTGCTGCAGGACGAGGATTAGTTGTAGGTGATGGCTCCTTATACTGATATAGATGACTATACTCGTAGAAGAATCCAACAGTAACCTTAACCAGTTGTGAAGGTCCAGCAGAGTATGGTATTGATGATACTGTATATGGATACGCTTTATATAGCACAAATTCAAAATCTTCTCTAAGGTCAGGTTCTAGAGTAACTGAACTTCCACTTACCATACCTAAACCATGCTTTTCAAGTTTCCTTATTCTAATATCAGATGTATAATCATCATAATACCTTGAAGCAAAAACCTTTGCATTACCATAACCATATGCTACATTCTCTGGATTTGCAGGAGCCTGACCTTTAGGAGATGGTACTCCAGTTTTAGTATATGCACCTGATGTACCTTGAACTGGTCCTGAAATATAATCTTGCCATGCTCTAAAAAACTTTAATGGTAGAGATCTAGCATCACAGAAGAAACTAACATCTAATTCATTATAGACTTTAGCAGAAGCCATCTTGCAAATCATACCCTTCTGAGACATCTTATGCTCATGTGAAGAATAAGTTACTCCTGGTATCTGAATCTCATTACACAATAGATCTAACGTTGCCAGTGCAGCATTCGCATCACCACCAAACTGTTGCATATTTGCACCAATATGTGTCTTAATTTGATCGGAGACTATGTTGAAGGAATATAGGTTAGAAGCAGATATACCATACTGGTTTCCTATAATCTTTTCTACAAAGGTATTGACTCCTACTGCAGCTGTCATAAATACTACCTATGGTGTGACCATCTTTATTTATGCCTTCATACAAAGGGAAATATAAGGTAAGAAACTACCGCAAATATAAGGGAGACCCTACTCAGGTAATCTATAGGTCTCTGTGGGAACGAAAGTTCATGGAATGGTGTGATAAGAATCCCACAATTCTTGAATGGAGTTCAGAAGAATATATTATCCCCTATAAGGATCCAGTCCTCCGAAAGTGGAGAAGATACTTCCCAGACTTCTATATGAAGGTCAGAGAAACAAATGGTAAGATCCAAAAATACCTTGTTGAGGTAAAACCTAAGAGGCAAGTCGAAGGTCCAAAACCTCAGCAAAAGAAAACAAAACAGTATATAACTGAGGTTGCTAATTATGCCACAAACACAGCCAAGTGGAAAGCAGCGGAGCAGTACTGCAGGGACAGGCTTTGGAAGTTCAAAATCATCACCGAAGTCGAACTCAGAATTCAGTAAGCTGATTAAGTCACTTAAAGGACAAAAAATAACCAAGACTAAACTCCGAGAGGAGATTCAAAACTCATTATATGATGGAGCCACCGATACCCCTCAAGTGGGTAAGTGGTACTACTTTGAATATGACCCTAAATTTAAAGATCGGATGAAACAATGGGATCAATTCCCCTTCATTCTTGTACAAGAGATGAAAAAAGGCAATATACTAGGGGCTAATGTACATTATATGAACGTAAAGTCCCGATTAACTGCGATAAATAAGAATAGATTTCCTACTTCTACTCTACATTACTATATCCCGAAAAGAGCAGATGCTATTTTCTTTGAAGTTGAAGAATTAGATGTACCAACAATGAGCCAAATGCCCGTTGAACAATTCCATAGAAATAAGTAATTATGGCAGGAGCAGAAACCAGCAGAAGAAGGCAGAATACCTTCCGTATGCAAAGAGAGCGAAAAGCAGCTGAGAAAATTGCTAAAGCTGAAGCGAAAGTAAAAGCTATCCAAGAAGAAAAGCTTCAAGCTCGGAATAACATTAACCAGATGACCTATCCTAGGAATCTGGATCAAATTCCTTATGCTTCATTCATTAAGATTAGTAAGTACACATACCAGGAAGGGTTAGCAAAAGTTGCAGCTAATGAGAACAGTGCACTAGCTGCTCTTCAAAGAAGTGCAATTGCCAAGGGTATGGTTAAAACCGTAGGTTTTGTAGCAGAACACCTCTACCAGTCAGGTGGTGGAAGAGATTCTGATTGGGGTCAGCTACGTAATCAAGATACCATTAGCAGAAAAGGTGTATACTTAGGTGGGCGTAACGGACAAGCGAAATATACAAAAGATACCTCTAAAATGACAGAGGAACAGGCGGCGAGGTGGAATAGCCAAAACTTCATGGATGATAAGAAGGAGATAACTTTGCCTAGTGGTGAGAAAACAACCATGGCACAACTCTATAGAGAGAAAGATGCGATAAAACAAAATAGGAAGAAAGGATTACAATCAACATGTGTACAAATAGCATTACCAAACGAATTTAGTTACTCATATGGTGCTGACTGGGGTAACACCTTTAGATTAGGTACGCTTGCACTAGCAGCAGAAAGTGCTGGTTCATTCATGACTGCAAATGTTATTGGTGGTCTTGCAGGTGCAGGACTTGAGCGCACCATGAAGGAAATGAATAAGAGAGCTGGTAATATGGGGGGTGCATCTGGTTATGCAAAGAAAGCTGCTGGTGGAATGAGAGCAGTTAGTGGTGGTATTGGTGGAGTAACCGATAAACTTGATATGAAAGCAGTTGCTGGTATGGCTGGACTTGCTCCAAATGAAAATGCCATTCAAATGTTCAAGAAGATGGACTTCAGACAGTTCAGACTAGAATTTGAATTTGCTGCTAGAAATGCAACAGAAGGTGCTGATATAACAACTATAGTTGAGTGGTTCAAACGTGGTATTCACCCAGATTCAAAGACAGGAAGAGGTTCTGCAGTTCTATTAACCTTCCCAGATGTATTTGTCTTAGAACCAATGTTCGTTCCAGCAGCTGCAGATGGATCACATAAACCAAACAATACTCCAATCCAGCATCCTATGATGCCTAAGACGAAACTTTGTGCTTTGCAATCAATGGCAGTTAATACTGCACCATTAGGTCAGTTAAATACTGTATTTGATGGTAACTTCCCTGTTATTACATTAAGTCTTACCTTTAGTGAGACAACTGCTCTTACAAGAGTTGACTTTGAAGGTGCTAGAACTAGGAAGAACAATGCAATGGATAAAGGATTTGTCAGATCCTCTTTGACTAAAAACTCACCTGTTATTGGATTCTAATGTTACAAGCTTTACCAGATCTATACTATAACATAGGAAAATCGGCACTAGATCCTAAGATACTAGCAGCGAAAAATCTATGGCGTAGAGCAGATATTCTTTCTGAATACAAGAATTCAATCACATGGTTTAATGAATACCTTATTAAAAACGGTGAACGACCAGAAGATATTGCACTTGATCTATATAAAAACCCATTCTATAACTGGACTCTCTTAGTCATTAATGATATAGTAAATATTTACGAACAATGGCCAAGGTCAGTGAAACAGTTGCAAGAGTATGTAACTGACAAGTATCCTAACCCTGAAGATCACAAACACTATGAAACAGTTGAAGTTAAATTTGGTACAAAAATAATTGTACCAGCAGGTAAAATAGTACCATCCAACTTCCAAGTTTCATACTGGAATGGAAGTGTTACTGTTACTGCTAACCCAGTAGCATCCGTGACCTACTATCAGTACGAAGAGAAACTAAACTCAGCGAAAGAATCAATACAAGTAATTAGACCTTCTGTTATAGAAGATTTTGTAGCTGCTTATGAATCTAGACTTTCAAGAGGTAGTAATCTCAGCTTGGGATTTGATGCCTCAGATCTTGACATGTCTTAAATGCAGTAGGTAGTTTCTCAACTGCCTCCTCCCATTGTTTATTGATGTTTAACATATTCACAGTAGTATGTCTAGGTCTATTAAGAGGACATATGTTCATACCTGATGCAACATAGTGTAGTCCTGCTACAAGATTTCTAAAATTACAGTCACTGTAGATCTCTCTACCGTAAGCAAATAATCCATTAAGATACGTACCGTTATTCAATAGAGATTCCTCTAAATTATATTCCTTGTTGAAGACATCCTGCCAATATGGGGTGTCTTCTCTTTGTGTAAAGGCATAGTGTATTGCTACAAAATCTGCTGTCTGATCAAACTGACGACGAATATCTGAATTATAGTATTGCTTCATTATCTGAGATGGTTTTCCACGTCTCAGTGTCTTAACTAGATCTATAAGGTTCTCATGTACCATCATAAGACCATTAGATTCTAATGGTTCAACAAATCCAGCAGATAATCCAATAGCAACGACATTACCTACCCAAGTATTTTCGTGCCTACCGACACGCATATGAATCTTCTTGAAAGTACACTCATCAGTATCATACTTGTCACTCAAATGCTCAACTAGCTCTTGCTTTGCATCATCATCACTGGTATACTTTGAAGAATACACATATCCTGTTCCAACTCCACTCCATAGAGGAATATCCCAGACCCATCCATTATCAATGGCAGTACAGTGAGTATATGCATTAAGTTGCTTCTCTTTGTCTGTATATGGTACATGAGTAGCCCATGCACGATCATTTGGTAGTAAGTGATCAAATGGGACGAAGGGTTCACCACAAAACTCACCAAGCAGCAAGCTTCTGAATCCAGTACAGTCTATAAAGAGATCTCCTTCTACCTCCGAACCATCGTCTAATACAAGACTATGGAATGTCCTCTCGTCTGTAGTGACGAAATTAACCACGTTGCCAGTTATATACTGTGCTTTCTGACAGTATTTCTTCTTTAAATATTGACCAAACTTTACAGCATCGAAATGGTATGCATAATCACCATCTGGTGTTAAAGCAGTATTTGGATCTATTTTACCTCTCTCTGAAACCAGAGCGATGTGATTTATATCTTTTGCGTAATCATTGGGACTTTTATCACCATACTTCAGTTGATGTGACCACCACACTTCAGGTAGCAGTGGATTTTTTCCAAAGGGGTAATGAAAACTCCCAGAATTTTTTTCCAGAAAATTGGTAAACCGAATACTATGTTTGATAGTACCATCGGTCTCTATTAGAAATTCTTTCTCATCTTCTCTTATTCCTACTATATCTACCCAGTCTTGTATCTGTGCTAATGTACTCTCTCCTACTCCAGTCATAGGAATATCTGGAGATTCTATGAGAGTAACCTCATAATCAGGAAGACATTGCAAAAAAGTAGTGGCGGTCATCCATCCTGCGGAGCCGCCACCAACGATCACTACTTTCATTAACTTTCGTTAGCAAGTTTCGCGAAGTAGGACAATGTATCATCCTCACCCTTTGCATCAGTCTTTGGAGATCCAAAGTCAGGCTTTGCTGCAACAGCAGCGGGTGCAGAAGATCCTGCGTTTTCATCATCAAAGGACTCATCTGTTGGTTTGTTATAACCACCTTTGAGTGTTCTTTCAAGACGCTCACGAAGTTCATCATAAGATTTGAACTGGTCTTCAGCAGTGTAAGCAGCGAGACTATGCTCTTGCTTCCAAACTGATTCCAACTCTTTATCTGTGAACCCACCTAGAGTAGATGATTCATCAAATTCAGACTTGTCATAGTTCCAGAAACCAGCAACTTTCTGTATCTTGAGTTTGAAGTCAGCACCCTTCCATAAATCGAAAGGATTTACTGGTGTCTCATCCTCAAATGCAGGTTGCATTGATTCCATCACCTTATCAAAGATCTTCTTACCATAACGGTATAGGAAGACTTTACCCTCATTCTCAGGGTTTGCACTATCCTTAACAACGTAGATGTTGCTGTAATAGTTCAACTTACGCTTCTGGTTACGTGCTTGGTTCCTTTCAGCAGAACCTTCACCACCAGAGTTCCAGAGTTCCCTGTTCAAGTCAGAAACAGGATCCTTTTTGCCTAAAGTCGTTAGACTGTTCTCAATGTACCATCCACCTGGTCCTTGGAAGGCATGTGTCCAAACTTGTGCCCATGGAAGGTCTTCTCCATCGGGTGCTGGTAAAAATCTGATTACTGCGTAACCATTACCTGCTTTGTCTACCTCTGGTTTCCATAGACGCTCATCTGGACCTTTAGCCTCAGATTTGTTAAGGTTTTCAGCCTTAGAGAGCAAGTCCTGGAAAGAGGACTTCTTTAAAGAAGCAAATGACATACGTATTCTCCGTATTTTTGTATTGTGGTATTGGGTGGGAGATTGGATTAATGATATACCAATAAGGAAGGGGCATTGCTACATTAGTAGATTTTTACCTCCCTGTATAAGACCCGACTGGTAGGTCGATTCTGTGCGAACACAGCGAGCACCACCTCTGTCTCATCACCTTAACTAGCCTTATGCCAGCAAGTTTATTCAGTCACTCCCGTATCGAGTAGCGAACCCGATATACTATTTATAGCACACCCTGAAGGGGTTGTCAAGCTATATACTATTTTAACTGTAAGGGGTGGAGTCGAACCACCAAGTCCCGCCAGAGCAGAACAGCAGGGAAACAGCCTGCCACGTTTACCAGTTTCGTCACCTTACATTGAAGCCCTATTCAAGGGCTGATATCATACGAGTGATACCGATTCCTCCTCCAGATCTGGGGAAGAAATCAAACTCCAAGAACTTATCAAGTTCATTCTCGACTCTCTCCTCACCAAATTTTCTATAGAGTAGTGCTGCATACCCACCATCAGAGATAGTGTGGAATGTTTCTCTCATCTGTGCTTTATCAGTACTACGTTCAGCAGAACCAATAGTTTCCATACCATTTAGAATCACATCAATCTTACGACTGGTGCCATCGGTATTTCTTGCCATGTTCCAGAATGGTGATGTCCACTCAGGGAACTCAGTGATCATACCACGTCCTATAGCAGCTTCATGTCCGTGGTCAAGTTCCTTAACCTTATAGGTATCTGCCCATCCAGCATAAGATTTAATACCATCTGTCTCTAACGGCAGACCTAGATGTTCGCAGAGTTCTATCTCCATCGCTTTAAGATCATAGACATCCCCCTTCATTTCAAACTCGAACATAGGGAAGATAGTCTCGTGTCTACCTGGGACAGGATTAGGTTCTGCCCTATACGACGTTGAGACACAAAAAAACCCTGACTCGTCAGGGTTGGAAAGTAATTCGTGTTCTAACCACATTTGACCTGTTTGTGGTAGTGGCCAAACATTACCACCGTAATTATATACTGCTACGGTCTCTGGATCTTCACACGCAGCAAGGATGCTTAAACGATTCTGAGTATGTACCTCAAGAAAACCTTTATCCAAAAAAAATGACCTCATCAGGTCAACTGCATGGGAATATTTTTTAGGATCAATAAGACTTGTCATTATGATTAATCAAACTGGATTATTTATAACAAAAAAGAAAGTCATGCACAAGCTTTTCTGCCTTTTCAGGACCAAACTTGCCTTTTAGATAGCCTGCAACAGGATCTAACTCCGTCATATACTCATCAAAGCGTTTATATGCAGTCAAATCTTCGCCATCAGGGGTCTCCCACTCGATTAATTTCTTATATTCTTTTAGATATGTCTTAAACATAGGTAGGTGATCATCTACCTCATCCATGGTACACTTGGCAACATAGATGTTCTCAGAGAAATGATTACCCTTCTCAAAGAACCTATAGTCCTCCTTCGATACTGGTAGACCAGGTACTGACATCAAGTAATGTTCTACTGGATGCTGGAAGTCAAATACTATAATAACTTTTCCATGAAAGAATCCCATGAGATCCATGCCAAAGCAAGGAAGATTTCCTGCCCATCCATTTGCACCTGTTTTAGGATAAAGAACATTGTTGTAGATGTGGGATTTTTCATCCCAGATGTCAACTTCTCGTGATTTAATAAAATAATCATGGGTGCTGACTTGTGCAGTGAGCTTTGTTCCACCTTTTCCCTCCCATTCACACCATAGTGGTTGTTTTTCAAAGTCAGGAAACTCTTCCCAGAGAGCATCCTTCCAGTTTTGCCAGAGATTTAATCCCACCATATCCATCCTGTTAAAATATACTTCTCATGTGTTTGAGAGATCTCACCTTTATGTAGATGAGTGTAACCAGCAGGGAAAATAATAGTCTTACCCCTCTGTGCTATTGTCTTGTAGTTCTGATGATAAAACATTGTACCACCATTAGGAACATCATTCAAGTATGTGATGTAAACCATGGCTCTATCACACTGTTCTTTTTGAGCAGCATCTATATGCCATACCTTAAACCCTTCACCTGGTCTGTAATACTGAATCACTGGTAGAAACTTCATATCGAATCTACCACCAAATTCCATGAACCTATACTTGGTGATATAGTCCTGTACAAAGTTCCATAGTTCCTTGTAGTAACGTTCCCATAGTGAGAACGGAGCACCAATTCTATCTGCTTCATCTAAAATGAAGTCAGTACTTTGCTTAACCGCAGGATTCAATCCCTTTGCTGTTACACCAGGTTTAGTAATCCCTGCAGCATTAGCTTTCTTAAAGAGTTCTACATAGTCATCCGATATTCCAGGATCACTTAACTGATACTCTTCAATGAAGTTCATTTCTCAGTAACTCTAATCTTAAGTTGACGAGTGTTATCTCCTATCTTACCATCGATGAAGTAGTTAAACGCAACCATCATACGATCTTCTTTAGATTCATTGAAATCAGTCTGATGCATCAAGTGTGATGGAAATAGAATTAGGTCTCCCTCTTCGACTTCAAATCCCCAACGGTCTGCATTAAAAAGATTACCTTCAGTTGTTAATGGTTTAACTGTACCAGTCGTATAAGTTGGTGCAGTATGTGATGCACAGAAGATCAGACCACCACTCCTCTCAGGTACTTTAATATAAACACCACCACTGAAACATGAGTTACTATGATAGTGCTTAGGTGAATAGTTACCTGGCTTATGAAGGTTAACCCATGACTGGGTATGCCTGATTCTACAGTTAGCAAGCTTCAGTAGTTCAAAGCAGTACATATTCATATGATGGTCAATAATCTTCTTCAATTCAGCGAAGGGTTGACTCATAAGGATATGTACATCCTTACTTGTATATCCTGTTTGATCAGGATATGGTTCATACTCAATTGTTTTTAAAAAGAATTCACTGATACTGCTAACATCTACCTTAGTCTTATAGACTGGTGATGAAAACAGTGGAATAATTTCATTGCTCATAATCGTGAGGAATATAATCAGGACATAATAAGGCTCCAGCAAGACCTTTTGCAGTCTTGTTGTGGTCACATAATTTGTTCATCCAAATCCTTTCTTTAAGGGAAACTTCCCCATCAGTTGAGATCATGCGACAACAAATATCTACTATTTGATTTCTGTAATTGGTGCTTAACATTTTCAATAGCGGTAGGTAAGATTGCATACTCTTGTAAGTGAATACGTCGAGTTAATGTATCGATAGTATCATCTGAGTGTATGGGAACTTCACCCTGTTCTATTATAGCACCTGAGTCAAGCTCTTCAGTGACATAATGAACAGTGGCACCAGTTACGGTATCTCCACTCTCAAATGCTCTTTCGACTGCATGTAGTCCCTTATACTTAGGGAGCAACGACGGATGTACATTAATTATTCTATCAGGAAATGCCTGAATTAGTTCGTTTGTAACGATTCGCATCCATCCTGCCATTACAATCAGTTCTACTCTCCATGCTTTAAACATAGTGATGATCTGATCTTCATCCTTACTTGCAATACGAACATGGGGTATGCCGAGCTTCTCTGCTCTTCTCATAGCCCCACATTTCTTTGTGTTGTGAATCATAATCACAACTTCGTCATGGTTACAGGTACGCACAATATTCTCGAAGTTTGAACCACTTCCCGAACACATGACTCCTATTCTCATCGATTTAACACCAAAATCAATCTAGTAACCATGCCAATTATTATAGCATAATAAGTCCACATGATATACATGCCAATCTTATTATGTCTACTCCCTCTTACATATGGGTGGACAGCACCAGGTGCGCTGTCCCAACCCTCTTGCATGTACTCTTTTGGATCAATTTTTCTCATAGTATCAGGGATAAAGGTATTCCATAAACTTGATGGAACATTTTTATAATGGTAAAATATACGCTTTCTCATAACGGTGGGTACTCAGATTCAATGTTGACTTCCTCAGCACTGTGAGGGTTAAACTGTTTTGCTAACCTCTCAACCTGGTGCTTATCAAGACCAGCAAGTGATATACAATTGTCTAAGCACTTATAGATGCACTCCCTATCACTGATAGGTTTCCTTTTACTGAAACCAGTAGCAGGATCGACATACTCATCCTCACTAGTACCTGCCTCTAGATGGGCTAGGTCTTGTTTCTCGGAAGGGTTTGTATAACTATGTGTCATGGTCTATAAGGTGGCTCCTCTTCTAATACTGTATGCTTATACTTTTCAGTATCAAAATAAGAGATGTAATCCATTTTCCCTTCTCGTTCATCAAGCACCTCATTGATAAGGATTTTTAATTCCTTAACCATTTGGTGAGTATGAAGTCTCCTAGGAGTGACAACAGCGGGTCTATACTCTTCTTTACCCGTTGGTTTATAGTTCGGGTCAGCAGGTCCACTCATGCCCTGTGTGTCCATTTTAGACACAGCAGGAGCTGTCTTCCTTAGATACTTAGGATCCATATGAGAGACAGGTTCGTCATCTAACCAAGTCCTATGATCTTGCATAGGCGTATGCTGATTTTTCTGACACTTAAATTTCTTTTCAGTGTGGGTCATAGTGTCTAACTATTGAATACCCTAATGCTAGGGCGATTAATCCAATGCAGATCAAGGTCAATAATAAATGCATTTCAGTTATGTAGGTAATTGGTCAATCATTGCCTGAACAGTTTTCTTGAGATTCTCATAAAACTGCGGTCCTATGTCAGCAGGTGGCATTCCTAACATACTAGCAGCATCTCTCACTTGATTCACTAACTGTTTAGCATCAGGATCATCTGACAGTGTTACTCGCATGAACATAGTCTGTTGTAAACTGATAAGTTCCATCATCTTTTCAAGCTGTTCTCTCTTTTCATCAAGATTGAGCAGCAATCCCATTTTGTTTATTTCCAAGTAGAGATCTTGCATTCGATTGAGTTCATCTTGGACAAGTTCTGAATTAAAAAATTTACTCATAGGTACTGTGATTGGACTATCTTTTTGTATTTACCCAGATCTACTGTAAGGAATGGGTCGTACTTCACTACCTTGTTACGTAGTGGATTCCAGACTATCTCGTCACTGATTGTTTTATCAAACTGTGGGATGAACTGGAAGAGTTTGTTGAATATGGTGAAGGTCTCGATGCTTATTCTACCACCAAGTAGAGCTTTGACAAGGGGTGGGTGGACACTTGTGTTAGTGAACAATGCCTCGAAGTCCTCATGGGTATCATAGAGGGTACTTACATCCTCCTTAAAGCGATATGTGAGTGATTCTTTGCGTGTTAAGTACTCAGCATAGTTCTTGGCACCCTCCCTTACAAGTGTTGCGGGGTATACCTTGTCCTCTGCTATAAAATTTGCCACAAAAAATTCGCGTAGCTCTAAGCTCTTGAACTTCCTTGAGAGTTTGACAAAAAAGAACTTATCCTTACGTTGGTCAAAGGATCTCTGGGATGCCTTGGCAGACCCCCCATATTGGAAATAATCGTAAGAGTTAGAGGTGAAGTGAAGTTTCAGAGCAAGATACATCTTGTAAACTTCAAATCCTGTCACAACTTCAACATACCTCGTGAGGTTGCCTTCATGTAGTTTAAACGCTGTGCGTCATATTTTAACTTCTCTTTCAGTGGTTTAGATATTAACTTACCGATTCCATCAAATTCTATGTTCTTATCTTCGCAGAACTGTACAACTGCCTCAATGTAGTTTAAAGTAGAATCCTTTACGATCTTCTCTATCTCTACCGAGAACTTGGCGGCAGTCATAAATTTGTCTTCAAAGACATCATCAATTTTACCACTCGCCATAGTAACTCCTGTAGGCATCAATGTACTCCTTAAGTTTGCGAGCATACTTAAACTTGTCATAAATTTCAAATACCTGGGGTTCTCCCGTTTCACATGCTATTATCGTTACGAGTTTCTTGACCTGTAGACCAGTTAACTCTTGAAACATTATAGCATAAGCTGTCTCTTGTGCAAAGTAGTCGTGTATCCACTCTTCACGTTTGTACTTAGTTGAAGTTTTAAAATCAATTATTGCAAGTTCGCCATTATACTCAGCGATACAATCAACACGACCAGCTAGACGCAATAACTTAGAGAATAAGGGTGCTTCTAGTGCATGTATATTGTTAATACTATCTAGGTAGGGTTTAATCTGGTGGAATAACCCCATGGATAGTGGGTCATCCTTATACTTGCTAATATCTTGATTCAAAAGATATAGTTCAGCAAGCTTATGACACTTGTTACCTCTAGTAGTAGCACGTTTGCAGACTTTATTTGCTTCTTCTTCTCCAACCTTCTTACGCCATGCCATGATAGACGCTTTCTTAGAGTGTCCTATGACAGTAGTAACAGAAGGATAGACCGCATCATTTATGAGATACGTCCTACCCTTCTGAGTTGTAGTTGCTTTTAAGTCCTGAAACTCGTGTAATTGTAAATGTTTAAAGTCCAAGGTTCATCTTGCTAATCAAATAAGATTTGACTAGACCTGATCTCACAATGTCATCAATGCCGAATTCGACACTCTCAAACTCACCCATATCATCAATGATCTTTTTAAAATCCATGATACCAGTTTTCTCGTGAGCCTTAGTCAAGTCAGTTTGTGCAGCGTCACCTGCGAATATAACCTTACTGTTAACTCCTAGACGTGTGATGATGGAGTCAAGTTCGTGGAAATTAAGGTTCTCTGATTCGTCAACAAGTACAACAGCATTATCTATTGTAGTACCACGGATGAATGATGTAGACCAGAATGAAATGGTATCCTGTGCCTTAAGGTTAGCATAAAGCATTTCAAAAGATGCATCATCAGGCATCTCGAACATATATCTAACCATATTCTTATATGGAATCTGATATAAATTTGCTTTATCCTCATGGTCACCTGGTAGGAAACCAATTTCTCTAGTAGGAACTAAAGACCTTACAATATACAGTTTATCATAAGGTGTCTTTTCGTCAAGTATGTCCTTAAGAGCAAGATACATCGTAATAAATGACTTACCTGTACCAGCACATCCGTAAAGAAACATATTCTTGCTCTTTTCCCATGCAGCAAAAACTTTCTCTTGCGATGGCGTAAGAGGTTTAATGTCTAATAGATGGGTAGAGTGGATAGGTTTTTTTCTCATTTGTCTGGTCGATAATCCAACCATTGTCGGCTTCTTCTTGCTTTTTACAGGCATTTAGATCTTGTCGAATTTAGCGTAAGGATGATGCTTCTTCACATTGTTCAAGCGATCCTTGAAACCTTGTGGAAGCTTGTTCTGATAATCACCTACCTCACTGACAGCAGCCATAGTGCCTACTTGCCAGTTCTTCTCCCATTCGGGATTGGCTTCTTTCCATTCCTCATACTGAGCAACGGTCATGGTGAATTCTTTCTCCTCACCTGTATTGTAATTCTTTACTGCATACTGTGGCATTATTTAAACTCCCAATTCAAAGCGTTTGTACAGATGGGGAACTGTTGTTTGAAGATCTGTCTTACCTCATGTACTAAATCCATATGTTCTTTCTGAGTACCATGTGCAGACCTCAATTCTATATAGTGGATCCAAGACCGTACACTACCTGTCATATAGATTCGGGTAGGTGTTGCTAACGGGAGAACAAATCTCGCACATTCCTTCGCAATACCTGAAGCGAGGAGTTCATTGTAAAGATCCATCGCTTCAACGAAATGCTCTGCAATCTTTTCTTCAAGGTCTTGCTTCTTGTTCGGTGGTACGTCATCTATACTATTCTGCCTATTCTTGGTGTCCTGATGTCTTAAATCAAACATGGGAATCTCATCTGCTAACAGATTAGTGTCAGCATATCTCTGTGAGAATTCTTGGAATGTAAAAGAACGGTGTCTTAGAATCTGAGCAGCGAGACCTCTAGTTGTCTCTATCTCTACTGTCATGTGAGCCTGCTCGAACACGGACCAATGACCATGCTTTATGCAATAACCTAACAATCCTGCTACTGCTGGATTTGACTGGTTGTTTGGATTGCTCACTCTTGCTACGTACCCCATCGTCTCTTCTGCCTTTGGGGTCACTGTCACTAGCTTTACGTTCATCTTTTTTTAATTTCTCACGTTTTTTAATAAACTTAGCATACATCACTTCCTGTTTGGTATACCAATCAGGATGTTTCTTCGCTAATTTGATGATTTTCTTGGCTGCCTTCTTGTCCTTCATTTGTGTGTTGGTACATTTGTTCAAACAAGGTATCTGCTAATCCATCCAAATCGTAATTCTCAGGGTTCTCATTAAAAAGGAAATCGTCTTGTTTCTTTGCCTTTACAGCAAAAAGATTATTGACTTCCTTTGAGATAAGCTCTGGTATCGAAATTTCCTGGAGAAACTGTGCCTCCTGTGAATCCGATGGCTTTGAGCCGTTTTGATCCGAGTTTGTCATAATAGCAATCGAAAATGTCTACTTTACTACCCATTACAACGTCGTAATGATCGTCATAATGTTCTTCACCCTTTTTCATATCTAAGTAATGAACTAGATGTGCTGTCGTAGGTAGTTTTTTATTCTGTGCGGTCTGCAAATCACATGCAACATGCAATACAGTAACACGATATTTATCTTTTGCTTCAGCGACAGCATCATTGCTGTCCCAGATCATCCCCTATTCCCCCATTCAATCTGTGGGAAAGCTTCAGATACAACCTGTTTAGTAACTCTATACTTGGATTGAATATCCTTGTTACAGGCAGAAACTAAAAGATCTGCTTCATCATGATGAAGACCTTCTAAAAGTTGAACAAACATTTGTTCACGCTTCATACCTTTGATAGAACTATCTCCACCCTTGAAGAACCTATACAGTCCACGATACTCATGTGTTAAACGAGTATGCTCTGTCCCTGCGGGTGCATCATTAGGTGTAAATGGTACTTCACCAGGTGGTAGAAGAAATTCTAATGTTTCGTCAAAATTAATGATTAAGATTGCACGTAAAGCATCTTGATTGTACTCCTGAAGAAGTTCTACCTTCTCTGCCTTAGTTTTAGCAGAGGAGACCTTCTGGAGAATCTCAGTTACTAGTGCATCATTTGGTAATTTTCTTGGTGCCATTTCAATTCACTATTTGTTTAATATTATATCACTCCTCGGCATCTTCGTCAAGGTAATCGTCAATATCTGCAAATTTCACTGCAAGCAGTTCTTCTTGGATATATGCCCCATTACCATCTAAGAATTCGGGGTGAAGGTTGTTCATCTGTCGCTTGAGCGTATGGGTGTCTACAGTTGATTTGTAGATCCATCCGATTACTGCTCCTAACACTAGGGTAAAGAGCATTCCCGCTGCGGAGAAAAAAAGAATTACGTTAGTTTCCATCATGGTCCTTGCTTAATGTCTATTCTAACACGAATGAACCAGTTTATCAACGGGAACGTTCGATCAAACCAACTTGGTGTTGCTGGAACCCTCCTGCTTCTTGGAAGCATAACCTCTATACCTTTATTTAGAACCTGTTCTCTTGCCCTTGGTTTGCTTGTAGTTTTCGGCATCATTTAGTATTTTGTTTAAGTAATCTCGAATCTTCCTTGCTTCAGATCTTGTCCAATTTGGATATGCCTCCCTCATTTCAGGATGACCTCCCTCTATTAAGAGGTCAAGGTCTTCTAAGGTGCATTTAATATTCTGAGCAGTTCCACTCTCGATAAAGTCTATTATATCACGTTTGGTTAGATTATTCTCGACCAAATAATCATACATCTTAAAGGTATGCTTATGTGCGAACATTGCATCATCAACGACTTTTTCAACTATGTCAATCAGTACGTCTTCCTTTTCCATTATACCATGTTGTTTTCCTTAAGGTACCTAACTGTTTCACTGCAACCACCGAGTTTTTGACCATTAAGAACGACCTGAGGAAAAGTAGAACCTTCCCCAAACTCGCCATAGAATCCCTTACGATCAAATTGCTTCCCTAGCTTATATTCAACATAATTGAGTTTTGCTAACCTAAGCACTTCTGTAACTTGAGTGCAAAACGGGCACCCATCCTTAGAAAAAACTGTGAAATTCATACGACAAACGTTGTTAAAAATGCATATGCAATTAACCAAGCACAAAGACCACCTACAACCTTGTAATACTTACGAATAGGTGTACCAAAGTACTGTTGTCCAATCATCAAACACTTATGTGCTGGAGATAGGAGATATCCAGAATATTCTGTTGCCAGAAACCAGACGAGATATTTATCACCAAAAATCAAGACTAGCGCAGATGTCATACCAGCATACTTTCCAGATGACCCCATAATCCATGCTGCAATGGTTGCAACGATAGAAACAGGTATAATCATAGAAGGATCCGCTGACTTAAGATATGCCATTACTGGTTCCTTAATCTGCCCTACAACCCCTCCAAGAGCGAGTACAACAGTCGCAATAATAGCGAATTTACCATCTAAGTACTTACCCCAATTCCAGTCTTTACAGAGGATACTGTAGTAACATGCCATTGCTGCAAACCAAGGGAAAAAGAAGATTGCACCACTTTTACCAGTTGCAAGTAAGAACCATAATGTACCAATAAAAGGTGCCCAACCACGTAATGCCCTAATTGGGTCAAAATCACGAATATTGCTCAAATCGGGAACTACCGATCTTGCGTCAACTTTGGAAAATATGTACCACCACGTATATGCCAAACATATGGTAAGTGGAACTATCGTATATTGAAGAAATCCCCAATATGTGATTCCAAGTGCTGCCATCGGCAATGCGACGGTTTTCTCCAATGGAGACCACCAGTAATAGTGATGAGTACTCAAATAGTCAATAATACCAAAAGCACTCCTTTTCCTCTTATCTGGTGGTGCTATGGCATCCAATAAAGGTGCAGATAACGCTACTCTGCCTGGAATCGGCAAAACACCCCCAAATATGGAAGTGAGAATAATGAGTATTCTGTTATCTCGAACATATCGCTTAATTAGCGAATATACGTCATCTAGGACGTGGTATTGACGAATAAAACCGCCTAAAATCATAATTCCAAAGATATACCCCATATAAAGCTCTTTGGATAATATAGATTCGATCATTTCTTAGTAATCCACCGAGGTAAGTAAAATATCAACCAGGCGAGTGTCCAGAAGGTTGCTAATACCATTATATGTAAAACTCTATGAGAGTTGACTATTAATCCACAAGTTACAAATGATATCCATAACCAATCTAAGGTGCCATGCAGTCTCCACCACAACTTATCACCTAACTTCTTCATCACCTTATCTCTAAGTCTAGCGAAGAATGGTGATACATGTCGCATCATCACGAATCCCTCATTGAGGAACATTAATGTAAATCCTATCCAAAAAATCATAAAAAGGTATTTCGCAAAAAATTGCCTGAATTTTTTTCCCGACTTTTTTTGAAACTAAAAGTCGATTTTACCTGACGAAACGGTCTGTGTCAAGTTCTGCAGTATCTAGCTGATCTTTAAGTAGTTCTTTCTCAGGGATGATCCTTTTGTCATCAGATTCATACGGTGGGGCAATTAACTCAGCGTATGATAAGATGTCAGGTGGTGCAGAACCACCTATTACGGCAGCTCCTGTTGCTGCGATCCCCACCGAAAGAGTAGTTGCTACCAAGATCGCTTCTGTGAGTTCCAGTAGTTCAACAATCATCGTTCTTTTGAGAGATACTCATATTATACAGCAAAAAGAGGGTCATGTGACCCTTGTGTACCAGTTTACCAACTGTCCTCCTGTAATTTCTTTACCCACTCCTTACGTCCACAGTATCCATGAGCATCACCTGTCTCCATATTTGTATGCTCATTGATATGCATGATCTCAATCATAAGAAAGAAACCAAGACACATCATCGGTAACATAAACAATGGATGTCCAAATGTTTCACAAAATTCCTTATAGTAATCTTCAAATTTCATGGCATTTCAGCATTAAAAAAGGGAACCCGAAGGTTCCCTTATAATTATATCACTTTCTGTTATCAGAATGTGAACTTAACTCCAGCTTTTGCTCCCCAGTTAACTAGAGAATCGCCAGTAGCATCTTCATCAGTAGCACCAGATAGTTCTCCGTATACGCTAGTAGCGTCAGAGATGCTGTAAGAAGCACCTGCCTTACCAGAGAAGTCTAGGTCTGAATCACCAGCAGCTTCAGTATGGTTGACCTGTGGTCCACCTTGTACGTAGTAAGCTACTTTGCCTTCGCCGCCTTCGTATCCAACGTGGATATCGGTAGCTGCAGAAGAATATGCTCCATCAGGATATGAGAGGTTGCTCTCAACGTTCACATAAGGACCAGCAAAAGCGGCACCAGCGAGAAGGAATGGAGATGCTGCTACTGCAGCGATTGTTGATTTGATTGACATGATTGTTTTTTAAGTGTCTCGCAAGAAAAAATCCTGCGGATGATAGACCCCCCGACAGGGATCTTTTATACATCTTCGCAGGGTACGATTCTTTCGGGCCTGACTTAGTTGTAATATTTATTTATATTACCATGATCTATGTTAGGGGTCAAGCACCTATGTGACAGTTTTGGACTCGTCACATACTGTAGCCCAATCAGCAGCAAACAGTGCTAATCCTTTCTCAGTTAAGATATGGTTGTACATTCCCCAGAAAACATCAGGTGGTATAGTACAGATATTAGCACCGTATGCAAAGGCAGTGCTTACCTGTCTTACTCCTCTTATAGAGGCAGCTAGCACCTCAGTCTCAAATACATTCTGCTTTGCAAATACATTATGAATGTCCTTAACAAGGCACAGACCACCAAATGAGTTATCATCCACACGTCCTACGAATGGTGACACATACTTAGCACCTGCTTTAGCAGCAAGAATCGCTTGTGATGGTGAGAATATAAGAGTAACGTTAACCTTTACACCTGAAGACTTAAGTTGTTTACACACCCATAATCCTTCTGGAGTACAAGGAACTTTAATAGTTGCCCTATCCTCAAACTTATTAGCAAGTCGTCTGCCCTCCCAGAGCATCATCTCATCGTCACCAACAACTTCCATACTGATGTCTCTGACACCCATATCGATTAGTTCTTGGTACACATCTTCTGGATTCCTACCACTCTTTCTTATGAGTGTAGGGTTGGTTGTTACACCATCTATCAATCCAGTTTCAAATGCTGATCGTATAACTTCTACGTCAGCTGAATCTATAAACAGTTTCATGTTAGTCGTCGTATATTAAGCACTCAGGCTCATCAGGGTGTTGGTCACAAAATAGTTCGATAGTATTAGGATCGTGATGATCACCTGCATCTATCTCTTCTTTATGGTGCTCTACGTACTCTTCAAGGTCATGTAATTCTTCCTTGAGGTGACGACGAGCAGCAGGGTTTAATTGTGGATCGTCAAGGAGTTCTTTATCCTTTTCGATATGGTGTTCAATGGTATCCATATAAGGGTTCCTCTCTACCTAATTATTTAGATTGTTCTACGTCATATTCTATCACAATCTTGCTACTTGAGCGATGTACAGAGTTCAATGTTTCGTACTGATGACATGTACCACCCAAATCTTTAGCAATCTTGTACAATTCCTCGATCAATTCTTCCTTAGAAGGTTTGATCATGCCCTTAATGAAGGGACTGTCACCCTCAGGTCTATAGATCATGTGAAGTCATCCAGAGTAAAGAGACTGACTAGTTCAAGGTCGGCATCGGTGAATGGATCTTCGCCATTCTCTCTCCTATCTACGATACATACTACCTTATTGACCACGTAACCTGCATCACGTAGTACTTTCACTGCCTTAACTGCACTACCACCTGTAGTCACGACATCCTCAAGGAGTGTCACCACTGTTCCAGTAGGGAGCAGCGGTCCCTCAATCATTGCTTGAGTACCATATCCCTTAGGTTCCTTACGTACTATAAGAGCATCAAGGTTGGGTGATGTGATAGAGACTCCAGTTGCTAGTGGGTCACCACCTAAGGTCACACCTGCTACAGCATCACCCTCGCAATGAATCAGCATTGCAGGTGCTATAAGTTTAATGCCCTCATTACTGAGAGCAACAGGTTTACAATTAATGTAGTGCATACTTGTTGCACCACTTGAGAGAATTATGTCTCCGTATCGGTATTGTTCTCCGAGGAGTTCTCTAAGTCTATTGGTTCCAGTGGCCATTCTATAATAATTCTATGTGTACGTTCACCCTTCATGTTAAGGGTTCCTTGTTCATGACTCGTCCAGAGTCCCATACCCTCTCCTAATTTCACGGAGTTGCTCAAAGTCTTTCTGCTTAGTTCCTCCATCATACTCCCATGCATAACCTTCAGTGATCATTTGTTCGTTAAGCGACAAAACGCTGTCCCCGATATAAAGCCACCCAAGTAGGCGACCGTACTTCCCGACACCACCAACAAGTTCAGTCCTAATAGTAAGCTCGTCGTCACCAGCAATGGTGGTATCCAATTTCTCTTTGAGCCAGTTGGTTGCGTCGATTCCAAGTGCTTTCTCCTCTAAATTACGTGTACGTTTCTCAGGTGTGTCCACCCCAGCTATTCTAACACGTTCTTTCTTATAAAGATCAAACCCTAAGTCAATTGTAACATCTATAGTGTCACCATCGAGTACCTTATCAATCTTCGTTACTCTGAAGTTGTAGCAGGACTTCCTGCTCGGTGGTATCATCGCTCCCATTTGGCCAAAGTGTATCGTACATCATTATGTAGTAGATGCAAACTCCTACACCTACTAATAATATGGCGAGCATAATGTTAATTGACCAGACTATATCACTGGACATGGACAACACCCTTCATACCAGCACCAGCGTGAGGTTCACACTGAAACTCATACTCACCTGCATCGGTGAAGGTGACTGGGAACTGTTCTCCACTCATGAATGCTAAGTCTGGATGACTTAACTCTTCATGCTCTAAGAAGACTACGTTATGTGGTGGTAGGTCTCCATTAACAAAGGTGACTGTATCTCCTGCGGAGACCGTCACCTCGTTTGGTTCAAAGACTAAGTTACCTCCTGAACCCATCTGAATCTCAGCAGCGTATGCTTGTGCTGCTAATGTCATTGATAGGAATAGTGATGTAATCATCACTGTTAATCTACTCATCCACCACATAATTTCATGCTTATGTTTAGTTAATGTAGTCATTATATCACTCCTTCATACAAGAGTCAATAAAATGAGGATGCCCCTCTAATTCAGGAACATCCTCTTTGGATTGCTGTATTGCTTCGTATGCATCTGCTGCATACTCACAAATTTCGTGTCTAATTTTTAGGCTATCGTGATAACCGATGGTATAGTGGGACATGATCTTTCAACTCCACGTTACATACGATATTTATAGCACAGACTGGGTATTTCTGCCTAGAAATGTGTGGACTTGACTACACAGTCAGGATACTGATACAACTGCTGTTACCTCTGGAAAAACTTCTTGTATCTTTCTCTCAATCCCCATCGTTAATGTCTGAGCACTCATAGCACATCCTGCACAAGCACCTAGCATTCTTACCATTACTATAGGACCATCTTTAAGATAATCGATAGCAACAAATTCCAAATACCCTCCATCTGCTTCAATGTAAGGACGTAATTCATCTAATGTATCGTTAACATTCTTATCATTTAGGTCCATGTCCACCCTCTTCTAGGTCTTCCATCTTGAAACTAACCATCTTCTCCCATGGAGAATAATTGTCAAATAATACTGCTACCTTATCATTGGTTAGTCGTTGAACAAATCCAACATACCCTCTATAAATGGAGTGAGGATTAATAACTGTAACTGTAGTTCCTGGTAGAATCATTTACTTTCTTCAATTGCCTCCTTGATTACAGTCTTCAACTGTCTTAACTTCTTCTTACCTAGACCAGCACGTGTGTCTATCTTTACCTTCAACCAATACACAAAGGCAAGCACCAGTATGAACTGAATACCTTCACCCCATGAGAGATTCCATGCTTCATTCAGATCAAGAGTTGCTGCTGCTAATAAGTTAATCATAATAGTATTGCTCCAATAACAAATCCCTTAGCAAATGAGATGACAACTACTTGATAGTCTGTCCATCCAAATTTGTCTTGGCATTTTTTAATGACTGCCTTGTCCCACTCAACAACCTTGTCGAATGCACACTTAATCTTTTCCATTTAATTTGTCCAGAAATTGTCTGCGTTGTTCCCAAGTGGTGCCACTAGTAGAACCCCTACATGGATTTATACATCTTTCATCGTCCACATCATTACATAGTAGTCCTGCAAGATCATGTGGACATCCTGGTTTACCTGTTGCCCAATAAAGTTGACCAGCCAACCACCTAGCATCACAAGCTGGACACTGCTTAATTAAATTCTCTTCTGGGATATCCAAATACATTGACCGTCTCCTTTGTCCTCTGAGTATACTAGCATATTATCTTCATGTCTAGTATAAGTTCTCAACGTTATATTACCTGCAACAATTAACCTATGACCTGTTGGTTGATCAACACCATGTACTCTCCATGGTGGCCATGCCATTATATCTCCACTCTTCTGTTCACCTGGATATATCTTATTGTCATCATCATCTATAAAGTAAAGGCATTTCTCTGGTGATGCATCTATTATATGTGTAAAGGATATAATCTCAGCACCAGTGAAGTGTGCATGAGGTGGATGTGAATCAGTGTCACTACCATACTTCTGCATCCATATATTAAAATCAAATGTAGATCTCTTATACATCCCAAGATCCTCCATCATATTCTGCATCACCTTCCCATAGAAAGGAAGTAATAGATCACTAAAATCTGTGGGAGAATGATATGAACTATAGAATCTCTTCTCATCAGTGTGATCTAGTTCAATCCTACTGAGCATCTCATCATGGAGATGCTTAGGGATCTCTCTATTATCATTCCAAATAAACATAAAAACCTACACGAGAAAAAATCCCCCGAATTTTTTTTCCGACTTTTCTGGGACCAGAAAGTGAAATCACCTCAGGATACAACCCTTCCTATTATTTGAGAGGGGTAGTCTATCAATACCATAGCATCATCAGCCACCTCTTGAGGTACAACAACACAATATCCAATGCCCATATTAAATACTCTCTTCATTTCCTCCTCTGGTATCTCACCAGCAAGCATAATCTTACTGAAGATAGGTGGTAGTGGGTATGAGTTCCAATCAATATGTGCTTTCAATCCTTCAGGTAGACACCTTGATACATTCTCAACCAGTCCACCACCTGTGATGTGTGCCATACCTAAGACAGGTATCTCATCTAGCAAACGCTTAACAGTAGCTGCATAGATCCTAGTAGGTTCAAGCAACTCAGGTGTTTCCTTATAGTATATCTTATGTCTCCATAACATATCATTGATCAAACTATATCCATTACTATGCAATCCACTACTTGATATACCTATGATGGCATCACCTTCCTTGATAATACTACCATCAACTAGATCAAACTCTTCTACTATACCTGTACAGAATCCTGCAATGTCATACCCATTAGAGAAGCGACCGTGTTCAGCAGTCTCTCCACCTAAGAGTTCACAATCTGCCATCCAACATCCTTTAATGATACCATCTACTATCTGTGCTGCTTTGTCATCTAACTTCTTAGTAGAAATATAATCCAAGAAGTATAATGGTTTAGCACCACATGTAATGACATCATTGACACACATGGCAACAAGATCTATACCAATCTTTGTCCAGTCACCAGATACTTGTGCGATATTAATCTTAGTCCCAACACCATCAGTACCAGAAACTAATACAGGTTTCTCATACCCTTCAGGTATTCTATACAGACCATTGAACCCACCAATAGTAGGTACCTTTTGTTTAAGTTCCTCTACGAAAGCATTACCTGCTTCGATGTCTACACCTGAATCTTTATAGTTCATTACGCATGTATCTCGCAACTTGATTCTGGATCCCAACAGTTAGGACACTCCAACTCTGTACCATAACTATGCAGCTTGTGAATTACCTTATCATATTTCTCTGCCAGCAATGGATCTTGTGCACTGATCATACTCCTATAGTATTCACATGCATGAACGATACGTCTAACATCTCCTTCTCTAAACTGAATCATTTATCCCTCCCAGATCATGTCTGGCATTGCTGCTGGTTGCTGTCTACCTATAGTAAACATAAGAATAAAGTATCCAACAAACCATATGATATTAAACAACCATGCTTGTCTGTAGAGATACTTTCTGATGCCCATGGCACGATTGATCATCTTACGATCAGCATCCCACTCTTCATTACTTACTCGTCTTAATATCTGCTCAATAATCACTGCAATAATTGTCGCTATCACTAATGGATAGAATACAAAGTTTGCGAATGACATTATTGAAATTAAAAAAGCCATTAGTCGAATCCTTTTTGTTTTTTCCAGTCAGCATACATGCTACCAAATACCATACCTTCATGGGATTTAATGTTAGCACCTTCCAACAGTTCCTTTTGTCTTTTGTTGAGTTGAACACCCATTGTAAGGTATTCTTTCTCCCAGTTTTGAATCTCTTCAGTTGTCATCTTCATCGTTGACTGGATGGTTGAGTATATAGAACCATACCACACCAAGTATTAGTATGGCAAACATTCTAAGTGAACTAGGAGATGTATCTATAGTACCCATCATCTCCCTGGTATGTAACGTTGATACTTCTGAACTTCTGGTAGCACATCATTCTTTACTCTCTCTACAATTTCATCAACGACACTAACATCAATGTCCATGAACGGTGGAATGATACCAAGTATCCTCAACAATCCATCAACAAATAGTGCCAGACATACAAACCCCAGAATCATACTGATGATAGTTGCTTTGAAGTTATGGTCTGCCATAGATGCTTCATCTATAGCACGTGCTTCATCGAGAGCAGCTGCTATCATCTTATCAACCTCTGCTTTTGTATAGAAGTCTCCTAAGAATGGTATGTCATGTCTATCTGGGCTCATTTCATTAGCTTACTTTTGTTCCTTACTATTATTCTATCGTTCTCGTAATCGGCAACGAACTCTAGGACATCTTCGTTAGACCACATGAGTTCTTCATACAATGCATTAAGGCGATCCATGTCTTCCCACAGATCATTTACATGATGGGGTTCGTTTAAATCCATGCGGAGTTTACTAGTATATATCTCAAAGCATAAAAAATGAGAGGTTTTACCCTCTCATTTTATCATGTTTTGCTAACGGTGTCAACCTACAGCAGGTGCAATAAGTGCAACTTCAGATGTCTCAGCAGCAGCGAGATCAAGTGGGAAGTTGTGAGCGTTACGCTCATGCATCACTTCCATACCTAAGTTCGCTCGGTTAAGAACGTCTGCCCAAGTAGGTACAACTCTACCAGAATTATCTAAGATAGATTGGTTGAAGTTAAACCCATTCAGGTTGAAGGCCATTGTGCATATACCCATTGAGGTGAGCCAAATACAGACCACAGGGAAAGTAGCAAGAAAGAAATGAAGACTACGGCTATTATTGAACGAAGCGTACTGGAAGATGAGTCTACCGAAGTACCCGTGGGCAGCGACGATGTTGTAGGTCTCTTCTTCTTGTCCGAACTTGTATCCATAGTTTTGTGATTCATTATCAGTAGTCTCTCTAATAAGAGAAGATGTAACAAGAGAACCATGCATAGCAGCAAAGAGTGCTCCTCCAAACATACCTGCTACACCTGCCATGTGGAAGGGGTGCATTAATATGTTGTGCTCTGCTTGGAAGACAAACATGAAGTTGAATGTCCCTGATATACCTAGAGGCATACCATCAGAGAAGGATCCTTGACCGAAAGGATACACAAGGAAGACTGCGAAGGCAGCAGATACTGGTGCTGAATAAGCAACACAGATCCAAGGTCTCATACCTAAGCGGTATGATAACTCCCACTGTCTACCCATGTAGGCAGAGATTCCAATAAGGAAGTGGAAGATTACTAACTGATATGGACCTCCGTTATACAACCACTCATCTAGAGTAGCAGCTTCCCAAATGGGATAGAAGTGTAATCCAATAGCGTTAGAGGATGGAACGACAGCACCAGAGATGATGTTGTTACCAAACATTAAAGAACCTGCAACAGGTTCACGGATACCGTCAATATCGACGGGTGGAGCAGCAATGAAGGCTACGATGAAACAAGTAGTAGCAGCAAGTAAACATGGAATCATTAGGACTCCGAACCAACCAACATATATTCTGTTGTCAGTTGATGTTACCCACTCGCAAAACTCGTCCCATCCACCTAGCAATGATGCGTCTCTCTTTTGAAGAGTTGTCATTGAGTTAATAGGGCGTTTTTACTTGTATGATAAGACATTATAACCCCATGGTCTTGGTTAGGGGGAAGTAAGGATCGGTTACCCGACCAGATTTATTTATAACACACTGTTAAGCACCTTGTCAAGTGCTTGTGCCAGTTTTAAAATTGATATTCCAAGAGAGACTAATCCGTTTACTATCTGTACGATTAGTACTAACCCCATGCCTTAACCAACCAGGAAACATTATCAATAGACCCACCTTAGGTGGTATGTTAAACCTTTCATTCAATTGAACCCATGCAGGAGTACAACCTGCCTCAGACACTGGTGATTCAAAATAGATGCTGCCATCATCACCACTAGTCTGGTAATAATATACTCCAGATATATCAGCAGTTGAATGGTGATGGCAATGAGCATAGGTTCCCTTACCAAACTCATTGATCCATGACTTCCTCGAATACTTAAGGTTGTCTGGATCATACACGTCAGTCGCAGGGAATCCAGTGTACTGACAGTACCTCTCTACTGCACCGTTAAGTCCAGTGATAAAAGAAATACATGCCTTCTCCTTCAACCAATCACCATCAAATTCTCCAGGACATATGTTATGTCCTAGTTGTTCTGAAAACTTATGACTGCCTGGTGCATTCATTACAGTAGTACTTAACCCTAGAGATATCTCATCTTGGATTAGATCTATGTTAGAACGTGCTTCCAACTGCTCAATATAAATTGGCGTTGGAAACAACGGTTGAATACTAAACTGTCCCATTAATAACTTGCATCATCATACTCTACATCTTCCAGAGGCATTATCTCATGGATAGATATATCTTTTATGTTTTCTATCAAAAAATCTTCCAGTTCTTGTACGGTCAAGTTAACAGCGACAGTCTCATCTCCTTTGTAAACATGAAATGATAGTCCTGTCATCTTTCTATACCTTTGATCGTCTAATAAATCCCAATAAGACTTTAATGAGTGACTTCCATCCATCACGCTTACCTCCTGAAATTTCATCAAACACCTGCATGTTTAAACTAAAAGCGTAGTTCGCTTCAGTTATTATAGCAGAAACCTGATCATTGTCAAGAGGTAACTCATCAAGAGCACTCCGATATTTCTCTTTAAATTCTTTGCCGTCCTCTATCTTATCAAAGTCATAGAACTTGAGACCCTCACCATCCTGTAGGTTCATTGCCTTCTCTGCTATGCCCCTAAGAATCTGTCCACCTGATAGGTCACCCATGTACCTAGTGTAAGCATGTCCTACTAGTAGGTGTGGAGCATCCTTTCCTACCTCACGTATGCGATTAACATACTGTTGACATGCCTTAGAGGGTGCTATGATTGCTCTCCAGTTAGGACCCCAGTAGTACCTGACATCCTGCTTGAGTGATTCTAATCTACGTACCTCTGGAAAATCTAATGCCCTTATTCTATTGTCCTGTGTCTTAAGTATATCAAACTGCTCTTCCAAAGCAGCGTAAATAAAATAAAAATCTGAGATCAGTGTCTTGTAATTATCTTTAGACACTACACCCTTAAGGAATTGAGATACAAACTTAGTATTCTCCGCTGCACTATGGGATTTCTTTGTCCCTGTCTTAAGTTCCTTCGCTAGTCCCATTCTTTTCTTCCAGTTGTTTTTTCCATGCAGAAATGAGGAGCTGCAACTCACGGATGCGCTCCTCATTAGACTTGATCTTCTCTTCCAAATAAATCATTTAATTAAAGTATTTGTTAAGCACCTCTACTTGATCGTGCCAATGTGCTATCTTATCTAGCTCTTCTTGCATGGCAGCAGTGACATCAGGATGTTCACCAATACCTACAGGATTTTTAAGATAGACTTCAACGTTAGCAACATGCATCTGAATCTCTCCTTGTGCATGAGCTAGTAGTGCCTTTAACAGTTGTGCTCTCATAGTATATTCTCCTCTTGTTCTGTGAGTAGGGTTACCTCATCACTCGTAGGATATGCAACACACGTAAGTACAAAACCCTCTTCCATTTGATCATCATCAAGGAAGGATTGTTCTTCTTGCTGAACGCTACCTGATTCTAATTTCATAGCACATGATGAACATGCACCTGCACGACAAGAAGATGGATGATCTTCACCCGCCTCTTCTAATGCGTCTAGAATAGTGGTGTCCTCATCGCACTCAAAGGTTGCGACCTCTCCGTCAGGAGTCTTCAAAGTTATGGTTGCCATATGATACAAGCAAGTCATTCATATTTAGCATACTATTGAGAAAAAGTCAACTCTTATTGAGAATGATTTTCAGTTGCGATTATGTGTCAGTCATTACATACATTATGGAAAGCGATACCGATGTAACTAGTATCACTGTCCCACACATTAATAAAGTTAAATTTAATATGCCCATCAAATTAATCCGAGGGATCCACATGTGATTCCAAGGGATACAAAGAACCCAAACTCTATCAAGTCTCTATAGGGATTGAATAGTATGTTGTTCATGCTCCTGATGGTACTGGTACGGGTACAGGTTCCTGTGAGCGAATACCTTTGCCACCACCAAAATCATCGTCATCATTATTAAATGCACGTAGCAGTAATTCTAGTAGTACTACAACAGCCATGGGATAAAACACCCATAGGATTGCCAAGAATGGTGATGCTGAATCTGTAGCGGCAAGTTCGCCCATCATTTTTACCTGTTTTAAGTTTTGTTACGAGTAACTATTTAGTTTTGTAAACATTTAAGCAAAGTACTTGACGTATGCATAGGCTCCGATGAGTGCCCAGAAAGCCATCATTGCAAACCTACCGTTTGCTCTTGCCCAGATGTCAAAGTTGTTTGTGGTATCCATTAGAATACTCCTGGAATGATTTGTCCTGTTGTTGCATAGGCACCTAGTGCTGCTATGATTCCGATCATTGCCCAACGTCCGTTGGCCAT